GTTACAGGTAGATTTTACACTTACCTCAATACCGGCTCTCTCACCTCCAACGAAAGCACTTGGCAGAGAGCGTTGGCAATGGCTAAGGGTAATGTTGTCAACAAGTTCAAGCAGATGCACCGCACCTGCACTAAGGTAGTAGCCTTTGTCAACGTGCTTGACCTCTATGACTATATGGGCGATAAGGACATCTCCATTCAGTCTGAGTTCGGCTTTAACTACATCAAGAATTTTATGGGTTACACTACTGTGTTCCTCCTCTCCGATGAGGAAATTGCAAGAGGTCGTGTAATCGCTACCCCTGCTGAGAACATCGTTCTCTACTATGTTGACCCCTCCGACAGCGATTTCGCTAAGGCAGGTCTTGTTTACAGAACTGCCGGAGAAACTCATCTTATCGGTTTCCACACTCAGGGTAACTATGGTACTGCGGTATCTGAGTCCTTTGCTCTTATGGGTCTTACCCTCTTTGCAGAGTATCTTGACGGCATCGCAGTCGTTGATGTTACTGAGTCTGTCTAAGGAGGTAGGAGTCAATGTATAAAGTAATTCGTAACTTTTTCGATAAGACCGATGGCAACCATCTCTATAAAAAGGATGACATCTATCCGAGAGAGGGTGTCAAGGTCAACAAGACTCGTGCAAAAGCCTTGATGACCGGGGATAACGACACAGGCAAGATTTACATTGCTGAAATCGCTGAGTCCGATGCCCCTAAGTCCGATGAGGATGTAGCACCTGAGTCCGATGCCCCTAAGTCCGATGAGGATGTAGCACCTGAGTCCGAGGAGTGATTGCGATGACAGATTTGGAAAAATTATCGTTATTACGAGCGATGGTGGGTACACCTAATGAGGTCGATTGGACTGACGATATTTTGACCCAATATCTGACTATCGCAGGACAAAAGATTATCAATCGTGCTTATCCGTATGACGAAACTGTGACCGATGTACCTCGTAGGTACGGAGTCCTCCAATGTGAAATAGCCGCTTACCTACTCAATAAGAGAGGAGCAGAGGGAGAAATTTCCCACTCAGAAAACGGAGTCAGCCGTATGTATGAAAATGCAGATGTGCCTGACTCATTGCTGAGCGAGGTCATCCCTCATTGCGGTGTGTTAGGAGGTTGACAGTATGCGTTGTATGACACGAAACAAGTGCGAGTTTCATTATGCGTTGTACTCCAACAGAACTGAAATCACGGATGAATACGGAAATGCTACAGGCGAATACGAGGTCGAATACACCGACCCTGTAAAAGCCCTCGGTAACATTTCTGCGGCACGAGGTGAAATTCAGAGCCGACAGTTCGGTGAGAGCGAAACCTACGATAAGGTTATCGTCTTAGAAAATCCGAACACAGAGATTGATGAATACACAATCCTGTGGGTTGACTCTACTCCTCACCTCAATGCTGATGGCACACTCGTTCTAAATAATGATGGTACGGTTGAAACCCCTCACGATTACATTGTCAAAAAGGTGGCTCGTAGTCTTAACTGCGTGTCGATTGCGATAAGCAAGGTGACAGTTCGATGAGTAAAAAGGTTATCAGGTTTGGTCTGAACACGAAAGACATTAACAGGGCTATTCGTGAATTGCAGGAGTTCAAGCAGGATTTCTTGGAAAAAGTCGATACCTACCGAAAAAGAATTGCTGAGGAGATAGCGGTGAATGCTTCGATGCTCTTTGCAAATTCTGTTGTGGACGATGTTATTCAGGGTAGCCCTCGCAGACCTGATGTACAGGTTACAGTCGATGAACGTGGGGGAATTTCAGTTGTGGTTGCCAACGGCGAGGATGCCGTTTGGTGTGAGTTTGGAGCAGGTGTGTATCACAACGGCTCAGTCGGTAGTTCACCTAACCCTTTAGGTACTGACCTCGGTTTGACCATCGGCAGTTACGGCAAGGGTCACGGTAAACAATCCGCTTGGGGTTATTACGATGAGGATGGCAATTTGGTCATCACTCGTGGTACTCCGGCATCAATGCCTATGTACAATGCTGTACAGGAGGTTGCAAGAAAATCCGTAGAGATTGCAAGGGAGGTATTCGGATGATTGATATTGAAAGCGAGATATTCAGTAAGGTATCTGCGGCGGTCAGGGCCGCTTATCCGAACATCTATATGGTCGGTGAGTATGTCAATGCTCCGTCAAAGTTCCCCTGCGTATCTCTCGTTGAAATGGATAATCAGTCATATCAGCGTACCGAGGATAGTGGCAGTTCTGAAAACCACGCTTCGGTTATGTATGAAATGAATGTTTATTCCAATAAGAGTGTTGGTAAAAAGTCTGAATGTAAGGCGATAGCCACACTCATTGACGAGCAAATGATGGCACTTGGGTTTGCTCGTACTATGTTACAGCCCATCCCCAATATGGATGATGCTACCATATACCGAATGGTTGGTCGGTATAGTGCCGTAATCTCAAAGAATAAAGAAATTTTTAGGAGGTAATGTTCTATGGCATCGAGTTCTTTTAAGACCTTTTTGATGAAAAAGGGTGCAGGCGATACTTATGAAAAGTTGGTTGACATCAAGGATTTCCCCGACCTCGGCGGTAGTCCTGAGATGCTTGAAACCACTACTCTCTCTGACCCTATGCAGACCTATGTAGAGGGTATTCAGAGTCAGGATGCTCTTGAGTTCACCATCAATTACGAACTTGCAAAGTACAAGGAGTTGGTTGGACTCAAAGGTGTTGAAACCGATTTCGCTGTTTGGTTTGGCGGCGATGAGCAGGGCAACACTATCACTCCCACAGGTGCTGAGGGTAAGTTCAATTTCAAGGGCTATCTCAGCGTGAGAGTTGTCGGCAAGGGTACGAATGAGGTTAAGGAAGCAGTTGTTTCCATCGCTCCCTCTACTCCCATTGCTATTGGCGAATAATTTTCGGAGGTAATATTTTATGAGCAAACAGTTGAGATTTACTTATCAGGACAAGGACTATTGTCTTGAATACACTCGCAAGAGTGTTGAAATTATGGAAAGAAATGGTTTTGTGGCATCCGACATCAAGGATAAGCCTATGACCACTCTCCCGGCACTCTTTGCAGGTGCGTTCCTTGCTAATCATCGTTTCGTGAAGCAGGAGGTCATTGATGCAATCTACGCTAAGATGACCAACAAGCAGGAACTCATTGGCAAGTTGGCTGAGATGTACAATGAGCCGATTATGACCCTCATTGATGAGCCTGAGGAAGCCGAGGGAAACTTGGATTGGACGGCGAGTTGGTAAGTGGCTCACTGTCTGCCCCTGAGGGGAGTGAGCCTAAAAACTCGCTCCCCTCTTTCACTTACACGCAAAAGTTCAAGGAGTTGTTTCCTTACTACTTAGCACTCGGTATGTCACCTGACGAATATTGGAGAGGTGACCCTGAATTAGCGAGAGATTATCGGAAAGCGGAGGAAATCCGCAACGAAAAGAGAAATCAAGAGTTGTGGCTACAAGGAATGTATTTCTATGAAGCCCTGTGTGATGCTTCTCCGATTTTCCACGATTTTGCGAAAAAGGGTACGAAACCTGCTCCTTATCCCTCACATCCTTACTCTTTGACCGCTAAGCAAATCGAGGAGGAAAAGGTTGAGAATGAGCGTAAGGTGAGCGAAAAGGGCAAGAAATTGATGGAAGCATTGATGGCGGCCACTAACGCTAAGTTCAAGGAGAAAACTCAGGAATAAGAAACAAGGAGGTGAGTGCAATGTCCACTACAATCGAGTCTTTGGAATTAGAGGTACTACAAAACTCGCAGAGTGCGGTGAGCGGTTTGGATGCCCTTACTGATACTCTTGAAAAATTGAAAAAGGCTACGAGTGGCGGTGTTGGTCTAACTTCGGTAACGAAACAGGTTAAGGCACTTGGTGATGCGGCTAAGGGAGTTGACTCCGGCTCTGTGAACAATTTGAATGGTCTGACAAAGGCAATTCAAACCTTGTCTAACTTGGGTGGTGTCAAATTATCCTCTACCATAGCGACACAAATTTCCGCTATCGGTACATCCGCTAAGGCTCTTAATGGTGTGAGTTTTGCACCTATCTCTGACCTTGCAAATTCCTTACAGCCCCTTAGTGCTATCGGAAAGATAAATCTTGGCTCGACTGTAAATCAGTTGAACAGAATACCTGAGGTAGCATCAAAACTACAGTCGGCTGATATGAGTGGATTTGCTTCTAAAATCAGGGAGTTAGTCACGGCATTACAGCCTTTATCTGAGATGCCGAAACAGACAATATCCTCCACTCTTACTCAGATTAAGAAAATCCCTGAAATCTTTGCAGGATTGCAGTCCGTTGATATGGGTGCGTTCTCTACAAAGATTAAGGAGTTGGCTACGGCACTCAAGCCGTTGGCTGACGAAATGAACAAGGTTGCCGCAGGATTTTCCGCTTTCCCTGCGAAAATTCAAAAACTGCTTAACAGCACGAATGGTCTTGCGGCGGCGAACAACAAAGCATCCGGCTCTTACATCAATCTCTACGCTAAGTTGAAAATGGCAATCTCTGCCGTGAAAACCGTGGCTACAAAGATTGCATCCTGTATTACAGAGATGAATAACTACATAGAGAATGTAAACCTCTTTACTGCATCTATGGGTCAGTATGCAGGGGCCGCACAGGAATACGCAGAACAAGTCGGTGAGTTGATGGGTATTGACCCCGGTGAGTGGATGCGTAATCAAGGTGTGTTTATGACACTTGCGACAGGCTTTGGTGTTGCGAGTGACAGAGCGTATCTGATGAGTAAAAACCTAACTCAGTTGGGTTACGACCTCTCCTCGTTCTTTAATATCAGTTACGAGGATGCAATGCAGAAATTGCAGTCCGGCTTGTCAGGCGAACTTGAGCCGCTCCGTAGGCTTGGTTATGACTTATCTCAGGCTAAGTTACAGGCTGTAGCCCTAAGTCTTGGAATTGATAAAACAATCTCAAGTATGACACAGGCTGAAAAGGCTCAGTTGCGTTACTACGCTATTATGACACAGGTAACTACGGCACAGGGTGATATGGCTCGTACATTGAACGCTCCTGCCAATCAGTTACGAATTTTCAAAGCACAGGTTACACAGGCGGCTCGTGCTGTCGGCTCTATCTTTATTCCTGCTCTTAACGCTATCCTGCCTTACGCTATCGCAGGTGCTAAGGTAATTCGCTACCTCGCAGGTGCTATCGCAAGTCTGTTCGGATTTGAGATGCCTGAGGTCGATTACTCCGGCATTGATACTGTGGTAGGCGGTGCAGAGGATGCTACAGGAGCGTTGGATGATGCGGCTGACTCAGCAAAGAAATTGAAATCCTATATGCTCGGATTTGATGAACTCAATGTCATCAATCCTAATGAGGGTGGCTCGGCTATCGAGGATGCTCTCGGCGGTGGAGAGTTTGATTTTGAGTTGCCTACTTACGATTTCATCACGGATGCTACAGAGAGTCGTGTAAATCAGATTGTCGAGGATATGAAAGAATGGCTCGGCATCACAGGCGAGATTAACTCTTGGTCTGACCTTATGAATACACGTTTCGGCAATATTCTCACCACAGTCGGTCTGATAGGTGCAGGTATCGCCGCTTGGAAAGTCACTAAGGCATTTATTGATGCAATCGTTACGCTCAAGGCTCTTTTGGCGAGTCCGTCCTATGCAATTTCTATCGGTGTAATTCTCACGTTGACAGGATTTACGATAGAGTTCTCCGGCTTAAAGGATGCCGTACAAAACGGACTTGAGGGCTTTAACTTTGCGGAAATCGTGTCAGGCGGTATCATCGGTACAGGTGGTACAGCACTACTCGGCTCAAAGTTGGCGGCTTGGATAAGCACCACCTTTGCAGGTAGTAAGGTTGCAGGAG